TTCCATGATGGGCCGTGGGCGGCTCATCGCAATGTCGAAAGTGCGCTTCAGACCAGGCTTCAATAAATCAGCAAAATTCCCAGATGTTAAAGGCATTTAGCCCTCCTACTGTGCTTTGGCGAGATAGTGAGCAGAGGAACATATCTGGACGCGAGTTTCATCACTGGATTGCCTCTTGCGCTCGACCACTACAAATTCGGTATTGCTGGATGCGGCGAGAGTTTGCGCCCCTGTCGCACCTGATATGTCCAGGGTCGCACCAGCTAGTCGTGCGCTGGTGTCATTGGGGTCAGCATAGACAGCATCGGGATTCACGATAGCTTTGACGATAGTTGTGCTATCGGTGCCGCTAACCTTCCCTGGCTCTCCATCAGTCGCATCGTTAGGGTTTTCCGGCCCAACGAAAACGCCTGCTATTGCGGCATCCCCTGTTGCACACAGGTCAACCTCACCAGATTCGACATTGAGCATGTCGCCACGGGTCAAAGTCTCTGTGTCTTTCATCGCGAAAGTAAGAATCAGCGGGCGACCTCCGCTGACGTTGTATCGCCATTCAAAACCATTTGCGGCCATAATTATCTCCTACGGGTTCTATCCCCGATTCAAAGATTAGATTCCTTGTGCATATTCTTCGTCAGTCAGCCCCATCAAACGAGCGGCTTCCCGCTGATCCGCTGTTAAACGTGTAGGCGGTGTCGCTTGTCCCGTCTCAGGATTTAGATTCGGGGATCGACTTCCTGACCGCAGATACGGCTTGTCCTCAAGAAGTTGGGTAAGGGCATCGTCTACTCCCGCAACGCCATCAGTCGCGCTGTATGTGACATTCTTCTTGTCTAACAGTAAGAACGCCGCGTCGGGATCAACCACTCCCATCTGGGTGGCTCGCACTTTCACCTCTGAGGCAATCATCGCTTGCGAGACTTGTTGCTGTGCGTCGCTTGCTTGCTTCTCTGCATCTGCGACACGGGCCTCCAAGCGTTGCGCCTCGGTCAGTTGTGCTTGCTCCATCTCGCCTAGTTTTTCAGACCGTGCCTTTAACTCGTTATAGTCCGAGAACTGACCACGAGCGTCGCGTCGTGCCTGCCCCATCATGCGATTGACTTCTTCTTGTGAGAAAGTCTTCTCAACAGGTGTTTCGGCTGGCGTTTCAACGACTTCAGCTTGTTGCGTTTGCGCCCCTTCTTCTACGGGTTCCGTATTGTCCGTTGTCATATTTCCTCCCCCTACTTATACCCGCTGGGTAGCGGTGAATTTTCTTGTACCAAAAATTTAGACGACGCGCTAGGCGGATCGTGACGACTTGTTAGCACGTCCATTATTGCCGCGCAAGCGACGATCCCTTGGCGGGCCAGTCTTCACCCTGCCCTTCGGCTTGCTATAAGTGCCGCCTCTGCCGACTTTCGCTTTGCTAGGCATGCTCTCTCCTTGGTGCTGAATTTGCCGCATCTTCGGGCAAGAGGACTTCGTCGTGACCGCAATGATTCTGCTCCAAGCCGCAGTTCATACACTGACGCATGACGATGCCAGCGTCGACGTAGTTACTGCGCTCCGCGGGCCACAATGAAGCAAGGGGCAAATCCCCTGATCCACATCTAAAACATCTCATATGGTTCGGCCCTGTAAATCCCAGGTAGCCCATCTATTCCTCTGCTTCGACTTCACCAGCATCGTCTTCTTCGACACGGGGTGGGCGACCACGACGACGTGGCGCGACTTCACCAATTGACTCTAACGCTTCGTCAACGAATTTCGCGTTGCATCCGTCGCAGTATTGCGTCCCGCCGCTATCTTGTCGACTGCGGTCACAGAACGGACACCACATCACTCCTCTCCTGTGTCGTGCGACTGCGCGATTCTCTCCATCAAGTTCTGCTTGCATGTTGTTCCTCCGTCTTAGATTCCAAGTTCTGAAATAGGTCTGACGACAGCGGCATCACCCCACACGCGATTACCTCGGACAGTCGCTAAGTCTTCAAGGTCAATCTGCCCTGATTGGATCGCGTCGAAACGTCGCGCGCCCAGTATGTCGCGTTGCACTGATTCGGGCTGACCGCGAAGCCAATCCCGCGCTGTTTCTGGTTGTGGGGTGGGCGGTAAGTCCAGCCCTAAATCTTCATAATCAAGAACGTCGGGAACAAGAGCGCACCGTCCGTTCGGGTGTTCGTTCAACGGCTCGTCGAGCGCGTATAACTCGCCGTCCAATGCGATACATGCGAGACACGTTGTGTCCTCTTTCGCCGCATGCCTTCTGTAACCCTTCACCACTTGTGAATTGCTCGCATATTGCAGTCGTGTCGCTTCTCTGTATGCTCGATTCGTTTCGGTGCGTGTGATACGCAGAGCGCGAGATAAGGGCATGCCCGCCGCGACCCTTACAAGTTGCGCTGTCGGACGTGGGCCTTTGCCCAGTGCTATACCTTCGCCGATAGCGGCACGAACTTGAGGCGCGGCATCTGATCCCAACTCTGCAAGCAGGCGACCTACGGGCTGTCCGTCGCCTGATATTCCGATGAAGTTCGCAAACGCATCAGCGGGTAAACGATTCCAGCCCAGACCGAGACGCGCTAAGTTGTCCATCGTGATACCGCGCGGCAGTGCTGACGATACTGTTTGCTCCGTCGCCTGTCGTGCTATGCCTACGGCGGCTCTCTGTGCTTCTGTGACGCGCTCTGCGGCTTGTTCTGCGAACTGAGAGGCACTGCGTAGGAACTGACGCTCCAAGTCTCTATATCGCTTTAGACGCATGACTTGCCAGGGCTTCAATCCTTCGGTCTGTGCGAGTCTCACAAGAGCAAGAGTATCTTGTTGCAAACGCCGATAAACTGGCGCATATGCACGAACTACTTGAGCGGATGCCGCTCTGTCTTGCGCCGCTAGTAGACGCGCGAAGTTCTCCACTGCTTGCTGTGCTTCGGGTGGGGGCATTAAATCTCACCAGCGTTGAAGTTGCGCAATATCTCTGCCCCGATGTTCGTCTCGTTCGCTCGCTCTTGCGCGCCGTCTGCATCCATTTGGTCAATCTGCTCTTGGTCGTAGCCTAATTCTCGCCATATCTGATGTTTTGATACGCCCAGTTCGGCTTTCGACTTCAGTGCTTCCATGTGCGACTGTTCGTTGCGGGTTTCGGGGTCGTCCCACGTCACTTCGATTGACGATTCTTCGGGCTTCGTCGCGAGTCCAGCAACTGATGATCCATATGCTGTCTGAATCTTCAAAGCCAGGGTCATGCAGTCTTCCCAGGCGTTGCCGAAGTTCACCATGCGTTGCTTCGCTTTGTTGACGAGTCCCGATTCGGCTGTCTTCAAGGCTTCGCCGCTGGGCGCGCCGCCCATTATCTGAAAGAGGTGCTGGGGTGTGCGAGTCGTGCCTGCTATGTGCTGAACGAGCGACTCCAATGCGCGCAATGGCCCGTCAACGCTTGCGGCGTTCCACTGCCCTACTGAGCCGCCGTCGTATTCACTGTGGAACTCTGCGACGCTCCCAGGCATGATGTCCAATCGGCTCGCGCCATGATTCACATTCAACGTGTAGCGTTGCGGGAAGGCGAGCGTGTCGAGGATCATCGTCAAGTCGATAAGGGTCTTATTCAATAAGTCTTGCATCGGTATGACGTTTAGAATCTCAGACTGTCCGAAGTCTTCCCCCATTGGACGATTGCGGAAATGCACGAAAGGAACCCCCAAAGGCTGACCGCTACGATCCAGCCACGGGATGGGCCATTCTTCGTCCATCTCATCTTGATGGCGCGCCCAGACCCCGCCTCTTGCGATGTACTTCTCGACCCTGTCTGGGTGATAGATATTCAATCGCGTTTCGGGGTCGTCGCCGATCAAAGGATGTTGCATCCACTTCTTCGACAGCCAGTCAATCTCGCGTGTCGTCTCGCTGTAGTGGGGCAGAATCATTTCGGGCATCTGATGAGTGAAGCGCGGACGCTCATGCTCTGCATCCCAGTCGCACAAGACGTATGAGTCGCCCAGCATCACCGTCTCTGTGTGTATCACCACTTGAACGTAGTCCATGCGGTTCTTCTGCCATAACTCCCACGCCCACTCTGAGAAGGCTTCGCTGTCTGAATCGAAGCCGATTAGCGTCAGACGTTCAGCAAGCGAATCGACGACAACATTCATGAAGTTGTCCCGAAACATCAGACGGGGCGGCAAGAACTTCTTCAGACGATCCGTCAGTGCGGTATCGTGTTCGCCGTGATAGTAACGACGGGCAATGTCGTAGTCGTCACGCCTGTTGTCTGCTTGTTGCTGAATCCACTGCATCATGGACTCTGTTACGGGGTCGATGCCGTTGGCACGAAGAACCATTTGTCGTCTCCTAGCTGAAAATCAGCGGGCTTTCTTCAATCAGGATCGACGCGGCGGCATCCCAATCGACTTCCGCTCCCGTACAACCGCGCTCGTCAATCTGTCGGACTGCGAGTTCTAGGATGCGCTCTTGCTTCTGAACTGCTTGTCGATTCGCACGAACATTCTGCAACATCAACTCCGCGACTTCGGGGCCGATGCCATCGAAGTGCTGATAGTACCAAGCACCGTAGAACTTATAGGCAAGATA